GGTGACGATCCCACCTTATTTGCCAACCAATTTCACTTATTCTTCCTTCACTAAATTTTATTTTATCTAATAAGTATTTGTATTTTTTAGTGATATCTTTTTTAGATAAAATTTTTCTATCAATTAGATATTGTTCATAAACATAACTTTTTTTATTTGTATAATGAATAGCAAAAAATTCTATGTAGTTAATTGATATTGGAAAACATTCTTTTGCAATCTTAGTAGTTTCTCTGTTTGTTTTTAAACAAATAGGAGACCGATCTTTATATCCAAGTTTGATAATCAATCTTTCAAAATCTCTTCTTACTTTTGGTGGATAAATTTTGCTCATAGTGGGCGCAATTTTAAATCTTGATCGTATCTTGCATAACAAAAACCATCTGATTTGAGATCTCCAAATCCAAGTCTTTTATTCCACAATGCTCTTTGCTTTGTTCCTTCATCCATTGATTCGCTTGTGAATCCTTTATTAATTTTTGGACCGTATGGATTGGAAACTAGCATATCACCTTCTCTTGGTTCGAACTTTACAAATCCATTTGTAAACCAGTTCTTTACATCTTTGATAAAATATCCAAAAATTGCTCTTCGTTCTTCCAACGTAAATTCTGTGGGATCGTTTGTATAAACAACTTTCCAATAAACTTCTCCGATTCTTGTTTTTTCACTAAAAAGAATGTTTTCAGCAAGTGATGAAATTCGTTCTTTAATATTTGGTTCGTGATAGCTTTGATAAAATTCAGTATAGAGATATGACTTTTTATTGTAATATGGTATAATAGTATTATAAAACCCCATTGCTTTTCCACTAGGCAAAACATAGTTAATTTGCTTGGTTACTTTCTCTTCGAAATAGACAGGTGATCTGTCTTTATACCCAAGATTTCTTAAAAGTTTTTCAAACTCAATTCTTTTTGACGGTGGTTTTATAAGCACTTGACAAAATTAAATAGATATAGTATATTATACCACAAATGGAAGATTGGCCGAGTGGTTGATGGCGATAGTCTTGAAAACTATTAACGTTAATAGCGTTCCAGGGTTCGAATCCCTGATCTTCCTTGTTACAAATATTACATAATTTAAGATTTTCTTAAACACTTTTTTGATATCAACACAATAACTTGACACTGTAAAAAGAAAAACTATTATATAGTAGTATACTTATTCATAACCCTATGGATCAGCACACCTATGAGAACTGGGTGAAGATCAAGGAGACCTTCGAACAGTCTGGAAATACAGACAATATGTTCTACAAAAGAGCAGTGGAAATCGCTAAGACCAGAAGAGACCCTCTGGCAAAGTTTCTTGGAGATGAGAAGTGATGGAACCACAAGACGAACTTGTAAGTCGTTCTGAAGTACAGGAGATGATCAATGCTGCTATACGAAGACACAACCGTAATGCTTCTATCATTAGTATGTGCGTCGGTTGGGTGGTTCTTTCTTTATTTGCTGAGGGACTTTTAAGACTCGTAGGTGTTATTCCACCTGTACTACCATGGATCAACATTACCCTGAAATAATAGGCATTGTCCTATTGTTGGTATTTGCTGCCACAATGTTTTATCAGGGCACTTGTATTATGAGAGGACAACGTGGTTATTCATTGCGTGACTATATGAAACAGGATAGTACAAATATGCGTAAAAGAATAGAGGAACTACTCAAAGGCAAATGATCACTCTTACAGAGGAAGATTTACAAGAGTTACAAGAAAGAGTTTTACAACAAAAAATGCAAGAATTATTTGAAGAACCATCTACTTATGAGGATGAAGACAATGAGTAATCTTTTTATATCTTCATTTTTACTTTTTGGATCAATTGGATTGTTTGTTATTTGGGGACTAAACAACGCTTATCCGCAATAGGAGATAGTATATGAAGATTTTTTTAGACACGGCTGATGTATCGTTTATTCAACCAGCATATGAGACGGGGTTAATTGATGGAGTCACTACAAACCCATCACTCATTCTCAAAAGCGGTAGACAACTTCTAGAAGTCATTACTGAACTTTCTAAGTTTGAGAACTTAGAAAGCATCTCAGCGGAAGTTGTTGCAGACACCGCAGAAGAAATGCTTTCAGAAGCAAGGAAATTTTACTCAATCGCACCTGCAGTCACCATTAAGGTTCCCTGCACGGTAGAAGGGCTTAAGGCTTGTAAGTCTCTTTCCGATAAAGGAATTCAAACCAATGTAACTTTGGTGTTCTCGGTTGCACAAGCAATCCTTGCATCCAAAGCAGGTGCAACATTTATCTCTCCTTTTGTGGGAAGATGGATGGACAACTCAATTGATGGTGTTGAGATCGTCAAAAACATTCGTAAGGCATTTGATTACTCTGGAACATCTACACAGATTCTTGCTGCATCCATTCGTGATGTGCGACAAGTAGAACAGGCTGCACTCAATGGTGCAGATGTGGTTACAATTCCTCCAGTTGTTTTCTGGGGAATGTACAAGAACATCTTGACCGATAAGGGTCTAGATCTTTTCCAGAAGGACTGGGAAGAAGTATTAAATTCGGTTAAAGAAAAGTGAAAAACATTATAATTTTTGGTGCGACAGGAGATTTATGTCGCAGAAAACTTATACCTGCACTGCATACTCTTCATAAGAAAGGTCTTTTGCCAAAAGGACTCAAAATTATTGGTGCTTCTCGAACCCAACATTCTAAGGATAGTTGGGTGGAAGTTCTTGGTAATTATTCTCAAGAGTTTATTAAAAGACTTGAATATGTACCTTGTGATTTGAGTGATTCTGAATCTCTTAAATTATTGGAATCTTATGAAGACACAACTTATTTTCTTTCTGTTCCACCAGAAAGATATGCCGATGCTATTACAAACTTAAAAGAAGCAGGTAAGTTAGATGACGCAGAAAAATCAAGAGTCATTATTGAGAAACCTTTTGGCACCGATCTTCAATCTGCTAATTATTTACAATCTGTGGTTTCTGGATATCTACGCGAGAAACAAGTATATCGCATTGACCATTATCTCGGTAAAGATACTGTTAATAATATCCTTGCCACCCGCTTTAGCAATATACTTCTGGAACCATTATGGAACCGAAATTTCATAGAAGAAGTACAGATTTTTGCAACTGAAACAATCGGTTGCGAAGGTCGTGCTCAGTATTATGATACTGCTGGTGCCGTAAGAGATATGCTTCAGAATCATATGCTTCAGGTGCTTGCATTGATTGCAATGGAACCTCCTTGTAGGAATGATGCTAAAGAAATTCGCAGAGAGAAGGTTAAGGTTCTTGCTGCAACAAGGTTGGGTGATAATGTAGTTCTTGGTCAATATGATGGGTACAAAGGTGAAGACGGAGTAAATCCAGATTCACAGACTCCAACTTTTGTTGCGGGTGATTTGTATGTAGATAACTGGAGATGGAAGGGTGTTCCTTTCTACTTTATGACAGGTAAAAAGATGCCAGTTGGTTGTGTTGAAGTTGTGATTAAATTTAAAGCACCTCCACAACAACTCTTTGATGGTCACGAGTGTAATGACCGAATTGTAATGAGGCTGCAACCAGATCCCCATCTGGATATGCGTATTGACATTAAATCTCCTGGACTAAATGATATGGTAGAACCCGCAATTCTTCAGTATCATTATCCTGTAGAAAAAGCAATTGATGGTTATGTGAAACTCTTTTATGATGCAATCAACGAAGATCAATCACACTTTGTTCATGCGGATGAAGTGTTGGAGTCTTGGAGAATCGTTGATGATCTTCTATGTACTGGAGATCAATGTCGTATTATGACACTACCATATCTTTATAATGAAGGTGTTTGGGGGCCTTTATCTAAAACAGAACTTATTACGAAGTGGGATTATCCACTCAAGCTCAAATAGGAGAGAGTTATGAAAGTAGGATTAATTGGACTTGGAAGGATGGGGGAAGGAATGTCCCGCCGCATGATGAAAGCTGGAATAGAAGTCTGGGGTTATAGGAGAAATTATGAAAAGGCTCAGGAAGCTTATGAAAAGGGATTTGTTAATGGAGTTACAACTACTATTGAAAATCTTGTTCAAGTAGTAAAAAGTGGTAAACAACCAGGAATTTTTCAAATGGTTGTACCTGCAGAAACAGTAGAGGAGACAATCAATGAGTTACTACGATTT